CTGCTGAGCTAATCCCCATTCGTACACCAGATAGGACTTGAACCTATGATAGCCGAATTATGAGTTCGGTGCCTTAACCAACTTGGCTACTGGTGCCTATGTCCCCCTGGCAGGAATTGAACCTGCGACACATGGCTTAGAAGTCCATTGTTCTATCCACTGAACTACAGAGGGGTATCGTGTTCTTTAGAATGTCTATACAATGTTTCATGTGCAAAAATACCTTTTCTAACCTCAAGTTCTTTTTTGCAAACGGGACAAATAACTATTCTAGTTATCTTGATCAACTCCATATGTCATTTGAATATAGCATGTAGCCCAACCAGCAACAAACATAGCAATTCCTATAAATATTTCCATTAGTATCCTCCTAAACATAAATTACGAGTATGGTACAAACGATTTTCTGTAATAGTTTTTTTAGTGGGAGCAAAAAGTTTTTCACTACATGCCCCACACATAAAAGACCACTCACGAGCAAAGAAATCATACTTAGAACCTTTATAGTTTGCGTACTTTTTAGTTACAAACTCTAAAAAATCATCAGGCATGTCGTATCTCATATACTAAGTATACTCTTTCTAATATTAAAAGTCAAGCTTTATTGGCAACAGGTATCTTACTTCATCAATTATGTCATGTTTTAAAGCGGTATTGATCATTTCAGTAGCATAACCCTCACTAGGCTCAGATGAAAAATAAACTATATAGTATGCACTAACATCTACTGTTTGTATTAGTGCTCCATTAGCAATAGCTTTTTTAACATTATCAGTTCTCTTAGCCCCTGGCCTTTTACCTTCACCATCAAGCCCACCTTTTGCTTCTACATACTCAACAAGATCATACTTGCTATCATACGCAATAAAATCTACTTCACAACCAGCACCTTCAATATAAACATTTGGCTGGATATAATCAAAGCCCCTACTAACCAAATCTTGATATACAAGTTCTTCAAAAGCATCTCCTGACTTTTTAGATTCTGATTGAAAGTTCATTAAACTTCTTTCTTAATAATTGGTTCTAACCTATCCCAATAGCCATTCTTATTACCAGTATACACCTGTCCTGTTTCACGGTCAACTAACATCCACTTTGTAGGTGAAAGAGTGTGCACTTGTAAATCTACAGGTTCATCTAATTCTTCAAACTCAAAACTATTACGCATTAATCAGGCATGTCCCATTCTTGTGGAATAAGGGCAGGATCTAAAGTTTTAATACCAAATTTTTCATATGCTGCACGAGCTGAAGCATTGTTTTCTATAGCAAGGGTAGTTACAAAACCAAATTCTTGTGCAACCTGTCCTTTAAACTTATGAGAATCTTGATAGTTACCAGGATTCATAACAAGCCTATCATAGTTAATTTTAGCATTATGTAGTTGGGCAACAGTCTTAAGTCTTTCAGAGCTGTTTCTACCAGTTACAACAACCTTGGTATCATAAATGCTATTTACATAATCAATAACGTGTTGTATTGGAGTACCGTCTCTTTTTAGAAGGGTATCGTCAATATCTATAATTATCAACCTTTTCTCCAATGCATAAATGATTTAATATATACAATACCATAAGCAATCGCAGCAACTATAAACCCATATTGCTTAGTAGCAAGAGCATACGCAATCCATAAGCACTCATTGACACATAGTACCAACCAACCCCAGATAGTCTTTCTACCGACCAGGAAGATGCCTGTAACGCCTATTGCTGCTAATACCCATGACCACATTAGAAATTACCTAGGTGCTCTGCGATAATATCTTGACGAATTCTTTGAATCTTTGCCTCATGGCTAGAAGTCTTTGGCTTATCTGCCAATCTTTTTTTATTTTTTATTGCTCTTTTTACTTTAGCCTGTGAAGCTTTTACGTTTGATTTTTTCATTCTTGTTCCCCTTTATCATTATCCCAATATGCTTTGCCAAATTCATCATAGTCATCCCAACCAGATCCTTTTAAATCATCTATCATTCCTTGTAGGTCAAGTTCATAATATGTTCCCCACCATTTATATGGTCTGCGAAGTATTGTCCACATAACTGAATGGTATTTATAAGCAAACCCATGATCGTCGTGATCATCATAGTGTAAAGCTTTCATTAAATGAGGGCTAGAAATCTTTTCAAATAAATTACCGATCCATCGTAATGGAAGTATCTTAGTCTTTTGAATCTTTATGGTTATCATTTTTTTCCCACACCATTCTGCCGTCTTTGTAGACAGGCCAATATCCTAAAGATTTCCAGTCCATACGCATAATCTTAGATTCTTTTGGCACACCACACCCTATAATCACTCATGGTTTGATGATTGTCCCAATATGAGATATCTTCTTTATTCATACCACACTGTTTACAATTCATATACTTAGTATACACCTTGGCGAAAAATTAGTCAAGTTCGGCGGAAAATAGAGGGTAACAAACCTTCCCCTGCCCTACACGGGCACTATAGGTTAGCATCCATCTCAGGATTCCAAATGATAAGACAATTCTTACAGGTAATACCTTCATCCCGCATATACCATTTGTGATTACAATCTAATTTATAGGTATGAGTCTTATAACCTTTTTTCTTGGTTTGCTGCCTAAACTTACCTGCTGGATCATGGACATGGCAAAAACCACTGGTTCTCCATGCTTCTACTAAGATTGGGCACGGTCTTTTCTTCTTTGTAATAGCTCCACATTTACTCATTAATGGTGCCTTTTTCTCATTAGGGTTTTTAGAAAGCTTTTTAAGCTCTTTGATCTCTTTCTTCCTAGCTGGTGTTAATATATTCCCAGCACTGTCATACTTTACAGTATTGTATCTATTACTCTTTGTTCTAACTTGTCTAATCGTCATCAAGTATCCTATATGTTGTAGAAATTTTAAGTAGACAGTTTATACTCATGTCTAGGAGGGTTTATATTAGTAAGCAGGTTCGAAAGACTCAACAGCCTTTGGGAAGTATCCCTGGATTATCTCTTTGACCGTGTTGCTTTCAACATAATCAAGTCCGCCTGACTTATTGTTGTCAAACATTGCTTGCATTAGTTCATGTATCATTTGTGTTGTCATGTGTTTCTCCTTTTCAATCTAAGTGTAGCAAATTTCAAAGGGTATGTCAAGCACCCTATTTATGCGGGGTAAAAGAAAACAACTCCCGTTAACGCTATAACAAGTATAAAAGCTAAGATACTTATAGGTCTATAGTCATTCATGATGATAACCCCATTCTAAGATGTTTCTTACATACGCCAGAGACAGAATATACTAGGTCTTCTACAACAATGTCATTATACTCTGCTGGCTTATCGCAGTAATAACATTGTTCGGTTAAGATTTCCATATATCCATGATACCACACAGCCAGATGATTGTATACCCTGACAAATTAGGTAAAGGCTAAGGTTTGTTAGGTAAAGGCTAAGGTTTTAATGGCATTACAGCATCACAAGGACAGATGATAGACTCTGGTAGATCATGTACCTTGGTTGTAATGACAATAGAGGTAGCACATTCTGGACACTTATATGTATTTTTCATATAGATATCATACCATGATTGGGGAAAAGATTTGATCTATCGTAATGTTTATGAGGTCATACGGATTTGTTGGAGATATGCCATGTAGTTTACAAAGATAAATAGACCAAGCAAAATGACTAATAAAGGTTTCATATGTCCATCATATCATAGAGTTATCCACAGGGAGAAGGCATGGTTTGGTAAAGTTATCCACAGGTTTACTGTAGTTATCCACAGGATAGATCTTACTGATATTTTTTAGATTTATCTTTGAGTGGAGGAAAAGGGAGGGAAGTGGAGTATGGAGCATTTAGACAGAAGGGTTCGTAATGTCCAGGACGTTTTAAAACCCTACCACAAAACCTTTCCTTTGTCAAACCTTCCCTTCCCAGCTGTGGAGTATACCATTCAAACCTCTATTTGTCAAACCTTTATAGCCTAAAAACCCTATACAAAATTGCTCGAAATGTCCAATTAATTAATAAAAAATAATAGAAAGGTTTTATAAATATCTAGAAACCAGGGAAAAAGGTTTGTTATTCGTAATGTCTTTTATACTAGGGAATTTGGTATATCTTTTGATCCCCCGCTGCGGGATGTGTAGCTATCCTGGCAGTCATTTCTGGGGCGGGGGATAAATAAGTCAGTTCGTAATGTCAGTAGTATAAGATACAATACAAAACCTTTATAGCTGGTTTGAAGGTTTGTCTATGATTGGGGAAAATTATTTGTCTATCGTAATAAAGTTCTGGGAAAAATAAGGTTTGGTTCGTAATAGGGTTTTAAGGTTTGATGGTTTGATAAATTTGCAAAAAAAATCCCGGGGGGCCCCGAAGGGCCACACCAGGTAGCTAAAAATTATTGATGTGGAATACTTTCTATCAGATGATCAAGATCTTCAAACCCTGTATCATCAACGTCCATCTCTGCTAATAGTAATTCCCATGTTTCTTCGACATAACGTTGCCCATCAACCTTAGCCATTACTAAACCTTCGGAATGGAAGTACGCTATTGGAAAACCTATATCGTTGAACTCAATAAATTCTTTATACTCTTCTTCATACCTTACAGCAAAATCTTTTAAGATGTCACACTTAAGATAAAAGTCTGTCATGGTCATATCCTATTCTCTCTTGTTCCATTATATCATCTTGGAATTGTGCTGACTCTAATACTTCTAGTGACCGCTTAAACAATAGAAGTGGGATTGCCTTTGCTAGGTAGTATCCTACCTTTTCTAGATCAAGAGTAAAGTCTGATAACAATACCGAGATTTTTTGAGCAACCTTTTCCTCTTTAGTGGTATGGGTACTGCGAGTAATTCGATACATGTTTTCCTCTCCTGTCCATTATAGCAAATAAAAGAGAGAGGCGCAAGTTCACCACAAGCATGCGCCCCTCATCTTTATATTAGCGAGAGGTGACCCGTTCCCCTTGCTTTAGGGCTGTAAGACTGGTATTATCGACAAACTTACCATTCTTACGAAGTACAAGACGTTGAGACTTACCGTAACGGGTATCCCATGTTTCTAGGTACGGGATTGTTTTTGCTTTTGCTTTCTTAGCCATTTGTTTCTCCTTAGTTTGTTAGTGATAGATGAGGTGCATATGCATTAATAAATGCGTTAAATTCAACAGGGTGAATATCAGTAATAGTATTATTAACAAAGTCAACAACAATGCTTTGCTCGCCAAGGTCCCATGACTCATTGTTAATTGCATAGATTCCAAAACCGTGCTCATCTAGAACACTGTCTTGAATAAGATAACTAATCATCATGCGGGTGGCATATGAAGAGTCTGACCAACGGGCCCTTGAATGTGTTAGTGCTGCAGCGATATCAGGTTGCCAGTCTGTCTGGCCCCAATGACTATATAGTACTACACTAGGCCCTGACTCTGAGTCTTTAAATATAAAGTTAATCCTTGCTCCCATTAGTTCTCCTCATCATAACATCCGCAGCATTCTGTGCAGATCTGTTCGTCATCTTTGTAGCAGTTAGGGCACATGTACTCTGACATATTCATATCAGGGTCCTTGCACCATTCACATATGGCAACGCATAGTTCATCGAATGTATATTCAGATAAACGCTTATCTAATCTGTTAGTCGTCATCTTCATCGTATGGGTCTGAGATGTATTCTTTCTCCAACATCCACTCCCTGATATCCTCGTGAAGTGACTCCGAACCAAACTCCATAGAGAAACCCATGCCGTTCTCTACGGCCTCACATAGGTGCCCCCACATTTGCTCCTCTGTTACATTTACTTTATACTCAGGGTCGCCTAAAATACTTTTAACAACATCCCATGTCCATAGCCATACTAGTGAAGGGAATAGGTCCGTAGATTCTAGAAGGGATATACATTGGTTTAGTTTATCTTTATCAGTCGGATTCATAGTGGTCAATATCCCCTTCGAAATCAATAACTACCTTAGTAATTGTGCCTTCCTCGTCTGTATGAACATAGACAGGATATAGTCCGTCACCAAGTCCAGTACTGAATACCACAGCAGTAGCAGTTTCTAATTGCCCATAGTTCTTAGTAAGAGTAGTAGCGCTAGCACCTTGATAAGAGTACTGGCCTACTTTGCCTTCGAGATTCCATTCTTTAGTTTTGTCATCATCCCAGTTGTCAAGGTAGGCAGGGTCGCCAACCATTGCTTGCCCTGAGTCAATTGCGATCATGCCAGCGTAGTGTAGGTCTAGGTCTAGTGTTATTTTTTTGGTCATACTACAATTTTACTCCTCATCCTCATCATTGTCAAGTTCATCATCTGCTGGGATAACTAAAGCCTGAACATCATTTACCCAAGGCCGTTCAGTAATAAAATATCCAATCCTATTAACAAAGCTATAACCAGACCAGATATACGTGCCTCCATCATCACCATCCCCATAAGTCCAAATAACGTTATCATTGGCCCCCTGTATAAATGTTAGTTCATCTCCATATGTTTCAAACATATAGCCATACTCTCCATCGCTAAATGAAGCATTAGTGTCTATATGATTGGGTATTGGCTTGTAGGTATCAAACCATTCATCATAGTCCATTTCAATTAGGATACTCATACTTTACCCTCAATGTTAATAGACTCACACTCTTTACAGGTGGCTTCCTCTGGCTCGTGGTACTCTTTATAGATTACATCTATCATCTCACCGCTTTCGTCATACTCGGCTTCGTTGTAACTGTTCTCACAGTAAGTAAAGAATTTAGTGTTACCACAATCTAAACACTTAGGCATTATATTTCTCCTCAATATTTTTACGGTCAATACTTAAATTATACGTTAGGCAGTACATATCTGTCAAGGCCTGTAGGTACCCCTGATGATAATCATCTGATTCATCATACTCATCTTCTTCTAATGGGTCCCCGTTTTTAGCAGCCTCCCATATTTGTTCAGTAATAAGCATTAGATTCTTTAGTTCACCATGCATGATATCAATTAATGGAATAGAGATATCTTCTAATGCCTTAGTTAAATGGTCAGGTATAAAAGGATACTTATCGCTCATTGATATACTCCAAGTAATGATTAGATACGTTGATAGCACCTTCTAAGGCAACTCTATCATTAGCCCAACGACCAGAGTTTTTAATTGTCTCTAAGTCTTGTTCCATTGATACCTTATGTATGTTTATATACTCTGTTATTGTTTTTAGGTCCATATATTAATTATAGGGGTTTGAGTTGATTTTGACAAGCGGCGTAGGTGTGATACTGGTCACATCACTGTGGTATGAAACAAAGGATGATGACTCCAGGACATGCCTGCCAATCCCAATAATAGCCTGATGTGGGCAGGGACAAACAGGGGTAGTTACATACTCCTCTTTCCAATAAGTGCTAAGTTCCATTAAACTATCACACTCAGTACATAGCCATTCATACTTAATCCAGTTAGATTCAAACATTAGTCAAAGTACCCTTCTGTTCGTAGGCCATTTAAAAATTCTTCTGTCTTAACTAAATAGTTATGAATAGCAGGATTCTCATCTGCATTGATTAACAGATCAGCATTTGCTACTCCATAGGTCATATCTGCTAAATCTTTTTGTGTATAGCCAAGCATTATTCTCCTTGTGGTTTGTGGTATGTACTAATTATCGCATGGTTTGGGGAAAAAGTCAACTGTATCGTAATTAGAAACTGGGAAAAATGTCATCTTACCGTAATAAGGTTTGCAAGAAAATGTCATAAAAATATCAAGCCCGGGCTCTTGCGATCTGTATGGGACTTGAACCCACGACCTCTACCGTGACAGGGTAGCGCTCTAACCAACTGAGCTAACAGACCTAATGGTGAGCAGTTTGAAATCATGCTCAGGATTTTTTGTTAGGCTAACGCCATAACATTTTGAACAACTTTTAGCAAACGATTTTTTTCTGCGTTGATAGCAGGATCAAATCCACTTGCGCTTGCGAGCATAGATTCGTTATTACCACCACGAGCAGAACGATACCAGTCAAGGCGTTCGGTAAGAGCGTTAAACGCACCCCACGCATTACCAGCAATCATTCCATTAAACTCACCAGTGTAAATATCATTGACCATGCCAACTTTATTTTCCCACTTTTTGATTGAGCCTTTAGAATCCTTGTCGGGCTTAGGATAAGCAGCAAGAATGATGTCATTGAATGACTTAGCATTGACTTCTTTTTCGATCATTGCCTTAGCCATGATGTCAAATTCGTCCATATACTTGTTAGCCATGCCAAGAGTTTCACGAGCAATTTGTACCTTGCCGTTAGCAGTTTGAGTATGGCGAATCTTGAAAGATTGCTTGACACCATTCTTTTTCTTGATTGAACCAAGAGCAAGGTTAAGAGTGTTAGCGCATACAACACGAACTGGCGTGATACTTGCCTGAATAGCAATCGAACCATCGTGTGATGTGTTGATGAGCAAATAAGTTTTAACCTTATCGGCAACACCATTAGGGTCAAGAATTGTTTCACGCTCTAGTGCTAACGCACCGAATACGACACGACCACCCTTGATTGAGCCAGCAGTTTCCCAACGACCCCCGCCGTCTAGGATATTGTCACCGAATGAAAATAGATCCTCATTCTGTAATGGGTGATAACGCTCACCAACAATTCCGAGAATATCGGTTTGAGTGTTATCTGTGGGATTAGTACGCAAGACATACTGGTACGCCTTGTCGCTTGCTAGATGTGCTGGGGTTTCTAAATCCTCTAGACGAACATTCCACCCATTAAGGTTAGCAGCAGCCAACATTTCTGTGGTAGATTTTTCATCTGTGAATACAGTACCCAATCCATGCCAAGCAGGTTCTCTAAATGAAGCAAAACTTGCTACGCCATTTTGAGTTTCGATGTCATGTGCCATGAGTTTATTTCCTTTTCTGTTGTTGTTGAATTTTAAGTATAGCAGGATAGACTGACAAATACAAATTAGGATAGTTAGATGTGGACAATCTGGACATTTTTCTAGGTGATCTTAATCACAGCTTATAGATTTGACAAATTAAGATTTTTGCCCCCGGGATTTGTGAAGCAGTTTAAGGACGTGCTCAGGTCCATTAGTAGCCCCCTACTAAATATCTATGCGGTCAATCGTCCCCGAAAGATATGTGATTGGTTCGTCATATGAAATAGAATCAAGATCTAAATCATGAATTGCGTTCATGGCCTCTTCTAAATTCTTAGCGTTAACGGTTATTGAATATTGAACTGATACTTCTAATTCAAATTCTTGTGTTAATTCAAAACCAGCAATGTCGGCAATCTCTTGCGCTTCTGCTTCATTGATTGAAGCCTCTTCCAATGCGTTCATAGTCCATTCATGAAGGTCATCCCGCAGTTTTTGTAAGGTGCCTGCTGTGTCATAGTCACGCTGCGCTAAGCGCTGGGCATGTGCAGTCAAATCATTAATGCGCTCCTCTTGCTTAGCGATAGTGGCCTTAAGAAAATCCTCTGTTGCGATTGCTGTTGTATTCATGGGCTACTCCATACTCTCTGTTAGTTGTTTCATTTCTTTAATTGTAGCAACCATGTCTGACATATCTGAGTGTGATAAACAAACCTGTGAAACAAGTGTTGCTGTTAGGGCTGACAGTGAGGAACTGTATTTAAATAGTAATTGAGCAAATTCCTCAGTTTCCATATACTCACGATTTTCAAACATGAATCGTGCTAAACTCATTAGATCAGGATCAAAGAGGGCTTCCTCTGTTGCTTCTTTAATCTGTAACATTGTGCTAATCATTGGGCTACCTTTCTAAGATTTTGTGTTGAGCAGTTTCTAGTCATGCTCAGGACAGTTCCCATAGGAAATGGAAATTATAGGTATTCGGATACTGCGTTGTAAGTTGAGGTATTAACTGTTTCCTCATCTGTCATCTTTAGAATACGAATTGCGTTTGACAATTCTTTCTTAGACTCACGATAAGTGCTTGCGTGAATAAACTCAAAGTCACGCTCAGGCTCTTTTGGCATTTCTGACTCTGTAACCTTTAGGTCAAAGTCAATGTTTAGTGTTTCGTTGTATGAACGATAATTAGTGCGTAAGTTAAAAGACTTCTTGACATTAGCCATAGCGAAGGCAAAGACATCTGCTTTCCACTTTTCTACTGCCTTTAGATACTTTGCTTCGTTTTTTTCTTGTGTTGAGTAGTCTGCCTCTAACTTAGCAAGGGAGGCTTCTAGTGCTGTGATGATTTTAGGTGTTGCGATTTTTACATTTATTGCTTTTGCTCTAGCCATTTGTTATTTTCCTTTTCTGTTTGTGGTGTATTTATATTATAGGGGGTTGGTCTGACATTTTGGTGAGCCTTTTGGTATCTTGCTCAGGATAGTTCACGCCACTTATTTATAGTGCCTGTACGCTAGGCACTTAGTAATTAGATTACTTTGCTGTCCAAGTTGTGTAGCGGTGTTCGCCATTAACATCTAACTTTACTCGAACATTACCATTTGCTTGTGGGTCAATAGATACAATCGTTCCTGTAACCTTTGACTTTTGGGTTGTGTAGGTGTCGCCTACATTGTAGAGAGCAGTTGCTACTGTCATTTTGTATTACCTTTCTGTTTGGTTGATATTTTAAGTATAACATTTCCTACTGACATTTATCAAATTATTATCTGATAATCTCACTATTTGGAATTGTTATTTGGTTATACCTAAGTATGACAGAAAATCCAGGAAATGTCAATTCGTATCGTAAATCGGGGAAGTGATAAATCTCACACTTAATAGGTTTGACAATCATCTTAGGTTGGGCGGCCCGGGCCTGCTTTCGCAGGGTATAGCTAATTACTCATCATCCTCAACATAAACATATAGCGAAACTAACTCATCATGTTTTAGATTAACAATATCTTTTTCACCAAACTCATCAATGAACTCAATTTGGTAATCATCTCCGTTATTAGTATCATTAACTCCAATAACTTCAACAACATCATTCTCAATACCAATTAAATCATTTAGCATTAGTTGCCCTGGGTTTAGACGATCAGCAAAGATTAATTCCATAGGTTTCATTGTAGCATTCATTTAGGCATTATCCATTTCTACGCAGTCCATAAAACATTCCTCGCACATATACTCATCAATAGTGTAGTCATCTTGGTTCATACACTCGTGTTCATCACATGGGCATTTATTTATAGGGGGCATATATAGCATTAGTCCTCATCTACTGGGTCAATAAACCATGACAGGTTGTGTTGTTCAATTATAGCCCACGCTGGTGCTTGGGTCAAACCACGCCAACGTATCTGAAAGTCACCAACCATAGGCATATCAATTACACGCTCATAGTCCTCATCATAGGCGGCATCTATTGCTTCAATACAAGGGGCAACCATTTCAACGGGTACTGGTGGATAATGATTACCCTGTAAGTGATAACGCAATTGCGTTTCAAGGTCTAGTGTTGTGTCTGCTAATCCAATTGCTGTTACTGATCCCATTATTTATACCTCTACGCCTTCGTTGTTGTAAATAGTTAATTCTTTTATGTCTGCGACATAAACATTATCTTTATCTATTCCATATTTTAATTGGAATTGAAAAACATCAATAGCCTCATCATAGTTTTCTGCTTCTACATCTATGAAAGTGTTAAACTCAAATCTTGCCATTACTTTACTCCTACTGTTCCGTTGCGGTGAAAGGTCTTAGTAAACATCTTACCCGTTGGGTCTGACAAATTATAGGTAGCATATTCTTTAGCAGTGCCATAGTCCACGCATAGATTCCAAGCGTTTACAATCTCCAAGAGGTCTGCTACCTTTAAGGTATTGACCAATTCTCCGTCATATGAAGTGGTAAGTGAGTAGTTATATTCCATTAGTTTCCTTCTTTCGTAGTTGATATTTCTGATACTACCATGTCGTACTGACAATCGCAGGGTTCTGAGTAATCAAATGAGCAGAAATAGCAACCCATCATTTCATCGCATACACGGCACTGATAACGGAATTGTATTTCATCGCAGCAAATCTGAGATATATCCCAAATTAAATAGTGATCTGTTTTATCTATAACTGTAGCCATAGGGGGCAACCTTCTTTCTTTTTCTTTATACTGTAAGCCTACCATGGGTCACTGACATTTTTCTACGACACGCCGTAAACTGGGAAAATATTTCGGTGTGTTTAATCTCACATCGTAAATCACCCTGTGGATAATCTGTGGATAAACCCGGGCCCACTTTCACTGGGTTATAAATAAAATTATAAGAAAAATAAAAAGATATAACCAATGGTTCATTTTATTATTTCTTAGTCGCAGAAAAAATAATATCACTCTTAGAATAAACGCAAAGTGAACATGATACGCATGCGGAGCCAGCAGCGCTAATCAATGGAATTTGTTTATTATTCTCAGGACATTTAGCAGCAGGGCGCCCAACCATTTCTTTCATGTCTGCTTGACCTATAGCAAAATTCTTAGCAAGGTATGCCATACGGACCCCGCTATTAATTTTTAGATCAACAGCAGTTTTAACATTCTCGCTATCAGCAGAAAAATACAGTGAGAGGTTTTCAATATCTTTTAGAATGAGAGCAGCAGACTTAACACGAGTGTAAACCCAGAATTGTACATCCGCATTAAGTTTAATTACATCAGACCATGCGGTAGTATAAGTATCATTAAAGAAGTCACCGTCCCAATGGATACGAAATAGCATGGGCGCATTCTTTTTTACGCAATCAGCCTTAAAATCAGCAATCATTTCACCGATCAAATTAAGCATAGTTAAGTAATCAGCATTACGCAATAGTTCCCAGTTGTGTAGCAGGTTAACTTTTACAGAAGGGAAGACCTTTTCAAGTTTCCCTGCGTAACAGACACTCTCGCAAACAGTCGTTGCGCCAGGACAAGAATAAGCCTTTCCAGCGGGAAGGCCGAAGGTATTAGCAATGGCTGCTTGTTTTCCATTTTTAGTGACAAGGTTAGCGACCTTTCTATCGTTAGAACGTTTTAATTTCAGGGGATTAGTAGTCAAGGGAAAGACTCATTTCTAAGGCCATGTCTTCATGAGTAACAGAATCTGCTAATTCATTTAACCAGCAATGATCACACATAGGCATATATTGATCAACGGAATTTTCATTACACTTAGGGCAGGTAGTAGAATAGAATTCATCAAAGAATTCATCGTTTTCAAATGTCATGGGGGCACGACCTTTCTTAGTTGTTGTTATTTTTTAATTCTAGCATAGCAGACTGACATTTATCTTTTCGAGAATAAACTTTCTTAGACCTAACAGGGGTAGCAGCATTAGAACGGCGAAGTTCCATAAGTCTGCGTAATTCCTCAGCGGTTTTCTTAGTCATAAACTAATCTTAGCACAATTGGGGAAAAATATCAAATAGACGTAAAGTGTTAAATATCACATGTGATCAATATCACAGGGCCCGGGCCGTGCTAGCAGTTTTAAATCTTGCTAAGGATTTTTATTTTACTTTTTTATTCTTTCACTTCGCAAAGCAACTTGTAGTCTGCGAATTTCTTTTTCTAATTGGATATTGCGTTGCCAAAAAGCAATCATCATTCCAACCGATCCAGCTAAAGCAATTACAATTGCGATTAGTGTTCCATTATCTAAAATCAATTTGCCATCTCCAATTCTTTATAGCAAGCAATAGCAAATCTGTTTGCGTCAAATCTTTCGTTATCAGTTTCGAACATTAAAGAAAATTCATCTACCAAATCAGCAAATAAAATTTCTCCTTGCTCATCAAAAACAGATGTAGCAAAATAATTGCTAAGAATTTGAGCAGTGGCAACATAGTCTTTACGAGTCATCATTTATTTAACCACCTTTAGAATTGCGTAAGTGCCGTGTTCATTTACTTCAGCAAGTGCTGGCTCTAAAGCAGGCACTATAAATTTATGTAGCACTGATTCTAAAAGTTGGATCTGATCCAATTCGCTAAGTGCTAAAAATTGTTTTGCTACTGGATGATTCTCATCAAACTCAGTTACAAACTTTAGTGAGTGTTCGATTGCTATTGTCATTTATATTTCCTATCCTTAGTTATTCTCGGGTGTATTAAATAATTGTACCTCTACGCACTGACAAGGCTCGACATGATATTCCTCGCCTGATCCAAAAAAGATCAAGCCAGTTGAGTAGCATTCCTCGCAAGGAATTGTTAGAACTGAGTTTATCATTACGCACCTACCTTAACGGCGACAGTTGCCCAAAAGTTTGGTGTTCCCCATGGTGGGCGAACCTCAATAGCATACGCCTCAAACTCTGAGCCGTACCAGACATCTGGGCGTGGTGTAGCGTGTATGATAACTCCCTCATTATTGCGAGAGTGTGAGCGATAGTTTTTTCCTTCTAAGAGGCTGATTATTGTGTATGGTTTTGCTGACATTAGTTGTCACCTTTCTTTATTTCTTTAATTGTAGCGGATAGGACTGACAAAGCCTGAGCCTTGCTTGCGTTGCGTTGCGCCTCTATGTGCGCCTTATATTCCTCTAGTGTCATTTTTGACCTTTCGTTTAATTGCTTACTATGTAAGTCTATACTATTAGACTGACAAAATCAAATTAGAAATGCTAACAATTCGGACATTTCTTAAATTATTTTTGTGATCATTCTCACATTGGAGAAAATTATGTAACAATTTAATAACAATTTTAAATATAGCGGCGTGTCGATTTGACTTTTGCGCCCCGGGCCCTATTCTTTAGAAAGTAAATATAGAAAACGAAAAGCAAAAAATAAAGTTAAGAAAAATAAAGCTCTTCCGTCAGTGAAAAAAGTTAGATCCATTTTTTTTATTCTCCAATTCCGTTAAGTATTTTTTCTAATTCTAAAAGTTGATCATTATTTAAATGATCTAATTGTATTGCGTTAGCAAATCCGAATAAATCTATTTCCATTTTTATACCTCTTCATTTTCTCTAATAGCGTCCTCAAAATCTAATAGCGATTGGCGATAAGCAATAGGGTCGCACTCTCGCAAAATCTGTGAGGCAGAAAAAGATAAGTTACCAATTTCAAAAGGCTTATACGATTCGTCTAGCATGTCATCAAACCAAGTTTTAATTTCAAAAGCGACATCAAAATCTAACATTATTTATCTCCTCTAATAGTTCCGTTAATTGCTAAGATGTCACACTCTACTTTTAGAGATGTGTTTTTATTAAGGCGTGAAGGTAACGCAGAAAGAAAATCTAGTACCTGTTGCTTAGAATAGAAAGGCATTTTTTTAGTGTTACCATTATATGAGGTAAGTGTAAGTGTTATCATTATTTTTTCTCCATTACTCTGATTACGACATCTAAATCTCTTTCGCTAAGCAATACGCTTGCGCTACCCCATAGGGCAGCATAAGTGTGACTACTCTCGCCATATTTTTCTTTTGCTAAGGCATAAGCCAAATCTATTTTTTCGAAGGTACTCATTATTTACACTCCTGACATGTGAACTTAGTGAACTTTTTATCTTTAGCAAATACCTCTAAATAGTTATCGCTACAATTAGAGCATGGGATAAGTGCGGTAGAGGCTCTGCCGTATAGGTGAGGCTCTAGTACGGATAAGAGGGCGTTATCTATAACCTCTTGTGTTTTTAGTATAGTCATTTTTGACCACCTTTCGTTTTCGTTATATGGCAAGTTTAGCATTAGGGTCTGACATTTTTGCCTATTTAGGCATAGTGTCCGATGTGATACTCATCACTCCCAACTCCTATTAGTAGCATAGGCGACATACTTAGAGGGAGTATATTCGATCTCCTCTAGGTTAGTTTCTAGAATTGTACCCGTTAAGGCTACAAGGTCTAGGTACTCATTAGCCTGTATCTCAGAATTAAAGATAACCCCTAAGCAGGTACTAAACTCTTTCATAAGAGGATATTTCGGATTTGTGTTTAACTCAACACGGAAGGATAATTTCCAACCTTTTTCTTTTAATGTAGTCATTTTGACCACCTTTCTTTATTTTCTTTATACTGTAAGTTTAACACAGGGGTCTGACATTTTCAGGGGTACAATCAGAACAATTCGGACATTGTGACATAGAACACATGTGAGGAATATCACAAGAACGGGGGAAATTATAACAATTACGTAACAATTTTAATTATATCGGTGTGTCGACTTGACACGGCCCGGGATCTCTTTTGCTAATGAAGCATGTCCGTTTTGTTAGCATTTGTCGTGTGAGGTTTATCACAAAAATAGTTTTGCGACACGCCCGAAATACATGCCAAAATGTCAGTACCCCCTGCTAGAATTGCGGTATAACAAAAAGAAAGGACATCCAAATGTCACTTACCCTATATCCCGTTAATCAGTACTATTTAACTGATAACACCCAATTTATCCATTGTGGCGAGATCCAATTCCGTCACTATTGCGACAAGCATTTCGAGGCTCAGGGGTGCTACTTCTGCGAGTTTGACTACGCTCAGCCTTGCGAGTGTGACGAGTAACACATCAGACACGCCCCAAAAAGGGGTCAAAATGTCAGTCCCCCCTGCTATACTTCCACTATAACAACAACAAGAAAGGTTATCAAAATGATGACACTAAAGGATATAACCCCAGAGGTTAAATGGGAATTAAATTGCGCTGATGATATGTGCGACGGATATGGTTGCGATATACACTCAGATTATGCTCGCTCAGGTTGCGACTTATACAATTGCGGTTCTACTATCTCGACTTACTTAGTAGAATTAGACGGACAAGAATTGTCAGTATGTAACTGGCACTACTACTCACTAAAGGAGAATAACTAAATGAATCCATTCACATACGCAATAGACTGGCTAGATGATAACGCAGACTTCATGGCACCAGTAGGAGCCTTCATTGGCGTAGGTATCGCAATCGCACTATGTTTTATTAACGGGGGAAACTAAATGAATAAGTATGAACTAAGAGAAAAAGCCGTTACTTTGGCTAAAGAAAATTACGGTACAGATAAATACGCTGTACTATGGGGAGCAGCACAAACGTTCCTCACAGAAAAAGATCTACAAATTATTATTAACGTATTGGAGAAAAAATAAATGATAAACGCAACATTGACCAGTGTCACAGGTGGCACAAAAGTTATGAATTTTATTACCAAAGAACATCTAAATAATTTTATTGAAAAATATGCGGAGATCCTTCCAATTGGCAAGGCTGTAAATATAGACGCACCTCTCGCAGGTATTCACTCAGGCTGGATTCATGGCAAGGCTAAGAAAATTTAAAACGTGCTCACTATTTTTTAGTGTTTAGGTTTTTTTAAATGTGTATCATACATAACTACAAAATATTCAGATTTTGCTAAAACCACTTTTCCTAAAAATCCAGGGTATAATTAAGACTATGACAAACCAACCAGAACCACAATACGAATCTCTGGCTATGAAAATATTTTCAGATTTTTGTTGCAATGGATGTAGCTGTAAATCCGAATCAGACCATAATAAATAAGGTTTTTATATATAACGGTTTGTTATAATTAAATTTTTCGGGGAATACAAATTCTTCCTGGCCTCTTACCATTTACCAATTGGACATTTAGCATTTGCTAACATAGACTTAGCAGCCATAAAACATCCACACTTCTTACATGTTTGAGTTTTAGGCCTAAACCAATCACAGGTTTTACAAATGTCCAGGCGAATATCTTTTATATCTTTTTCAACTCTCGGCGAACCATTAATTAAGTCAAAAGGTGTTACATCATCCATATACTTATTATAGCCTATAGGGAGGCTAGGAGCCGATTTAAGACATGTTTGGATCTTTGATCCATATGTTGTCTAGGGTAGGGTTTGTTATCTCTATTTTCGGCGAATTGTATATCCCGTCAAAATTAAATCTTATATAATGATATAATGAATCTTATGACTATACAAGACTGGGCTGCGTTAATTTTAAGCGTATTAACCATAGTCGGTATTATGGCAGGCGGGATTAAATTTCTCGTAAAGCATTATCTCGTCGAACTTAAACCCAATTCAGGCTCATCTATGAAAGACCAAATTTCAAGACTTGAACAGCGTATTAACGAAGCAGATGCAAAACGATCAGATATGAATAGAAAACTAGATCATATGTATGATGTTCTTTTAGAGTATATATCTAAATCTAAGTAGTTCTTATGATCCCCAAAATAATTTGGCAGACTGAAGAGGCTGAGTTTGAAAACCTATTGCCATTCCAGAAAAATATAATCGGAACTTGGAAAAACTTAAATCCAGACTGGGATCATCGATACGCTGACTCAAAACAAAGAGAACAAGATGTAAAAGATTATAACGATACGTTATACAAGATATATCAAATATCCAGCGGTATAAATAAAGCAGATATATGGAGAATGGTAGCTACATATACACATGGTGGATTCTATGCCGACATGGACTCTATTTGCACTACTCCGCTAAATAATGTCATTTCTCAATACTATAAGGGTGAGGATATGATATCTACTTCCAATGGATTTCAATCGTATGCTGGATCAATTAATTGTTCAAATTTTGCTGCTATAAAAAATAGTAAAACCATGAAATCAATTTTAGATGATGTGATATTAGAATGTGAAAAAATTCTAGAAGGTGGAAATAATTTACCTAACCTCATACCTGGAATCCCCGTTTGGAATTGTTTTTCTAAAAGATCTATAGAAAATCAATATGGAATGTGCTACATAGATAATTACTTTGTTCACTCAAAAGACTTTAAAGATAAATTTGACCTAAACCACCAAGTGCTATATAATAATAAAATAACCAGTTATTTAGGATTTGTAAAAGAATCTAATTTACCTATTTACTAATATATATAATATACTTAAAAACCTTAACTATAGTATATTCTTTTCTTTATATATTTTAAGTATAGCATAGACATCACTGGATTTTGTATTGATATCCCGTTTTGAATTATAACTTTTTATAACAATTTATTAATATGGCTTTATTATAACTTTTTGTTATTAAACTCTGTATATTACTGGATTTTTAATAAAATAAGATATAATTTAAGAGCTAACACCTAGGAAGCTACCCACCCCACCCATTGCGCCTAGGTGTTAGTTTTATGGTATAATCAATTATTATGTGTACCCCTACAATTGATAAATATGGAGCTACTCCAGCAAATATTAAATGGACAGTAGTTCGTGGGGACAGCGCAAACCTTAAAATTGAATTTTTTGAGGACGATGAAGTAACAGAATACGATACTACAGACTGGACTTACATTGCTACAGCCTATGATCCAAGTGGTCAAGTATTAGATGACCTTCCTGTTATTTCTGGACTTGGTTATGGGGAAATTCAGATACCAGCTTTAACTACCGCAAATTGGGGAACAGCCTATAGGTCTGTAGTAGCAGAACTTTCTTTTGATTTACAAGTTGTAATTCCAGCTGGTTCTGGAGAAGGCGAAGATACAACTTGGACTCCAGTTATTGGAACTATTTGTGTCCTTGGTGATGTTAGCGGAACGAGCCTTTAATGCCTGTTGTAAAAGTATCTACTCCACAAACTAATTTGCCACCTGTTATAAAAATTGGTAAAAAAACATTTAAGGTAAAATAATTCATGCCAAAAAGCATGGACTTTCCAAAAAAGAAATATGCTGAAACAGTTCAGCTAACTCAAGAATCATTACAAGGAAACATTGAGTATATTGCCGTACCAGGAATAACTGGAGAAAAGGGTGATATAGGACCACAAGGACCTCCAGGCCCAGAAGGAGCTAGAGGGGAGCGTGGAATTCAGGGTAAAGAAGGAAAGCCTGGCTTAGATGGTCCTCAAGGCCCTAAAGGAGAGCCTGGAAAAAGCAACGGTCAATCATACGAAAGCCAATCTGGTCAATATCCTGGGTGGGCTTATTACGAAAATAAAAATAAAAGACAAATACATCTTGGTCCAAATAGAGGAGATGATGGTTGGGTAACTCTATCAATAGACGAAGATCCTGAAAATAACATATTATCATTTCTTCCAATAGGTGGGGTTTCATTGTGGAACCAGAACACTGGCAGAATTAATTTTAAACAACTAAAAGTAGGAGCAAAAGTCGACATTAGATATGATATTATTTTAAGCACGGATTCAAATAGCACAGAGGCTTGGCTAAGAACATATATTCCAAGAGTTGAATCACCAACAGGATATATAGGAATGTTAAAATATAAATATCCATACGAAATGTCATTTAATCAAACTCTTTATATAGATATATCAAAGATTAAATCTGAGGGTGGAATAATTCAGGCAAGAACAGATAGCGAAAGTACTATTATTTTAAAGGGCATGTATATATCAGTGTCTTAGTGGTATAATATATTAGGAGGAATAATGGCATTTCCAGGAACTCATAATTTTAATTACTATCGTGGCGATACAGCAGAATTTGTTATTCGACCAAAAAACAATTTAAATAACGAAGCATTTGACCTGACTGGTTATAGTGCAATCTTTACAATTGCCACTGCAAGAGGTATAGCAGGAACTGCAGCTTTAGCGGTAGTAAATGATGTAACTAATATTATAACTTGCACAATCGTTCCATCAGTAGGAAGAACCCTAGTAGCTGGAACATATGTATATGATGTTCAGATAACTAATGAAACTCCTAACCCAGATGTTATTTTTACACTTTTAACAGGAACAATTACAGTAACAAATGATATTACAGGTGCTGCTTAATGCCTGAAGTATTAGTATCTACTGATGATATAACAGTTGTAGGCCCACCAAATATTGTTGAGGTATTGGTTGATATTGGTCCGACTGGAACTCGTGGAAGCCAAATATTTGTTGGAGTAGGAAATCCAAACATTATAGAAATTGGACAAACCCCACTTCTAAACGATTTATACATTAATACGTCACCAGGAGCAGACTATGGGTATCTTTATCAGTTTGTAGCTCAACCTGGTGGAAATGCTTGGATTGAGATTCTTGATATGAATCCCGTTTTATATTCTGAAACACATTTAACGACATACAATGCTGGAGCAGCACAAATTAGTATTCCAATCTCTAATATTACATCTGCTACTGGGCTTACAGCAGAAAATTTTAATATTCAATATAGCATTGCACATTCAAATCCGCTTGCATCTTCTATGTCTATACCAGCTCTTGCTGGAGCAGGAACAAACCTTGTAATCAATTTTAACGCAGTAGAGTATGATGACGATTCAGGACCAGCAGAATGGATTCCTTTAGATGGAACCGTAACTACCCATCTATTTATATCAATAGTTGCAGGAATAGATGAGTCTTAATCACATCTTGTGATATAATTCTTGGAGAGGTGATTCATGGCAGTAGAAAACATAGGTACTTTAGTACCAACCAAAATTCCAGGTCTTGCTGACCCAGCTGATATTCAGGCTGCATTTAAAGCATACCACTATGGATCTTATACTTTTAACACAGCTGAAACAAATACAGCTAACTTAATTAATCCATCAATTGCTTATACAATTAATGATTTACAAGTACAAATTACCGCTATTGGGGGAGGAGGATCTCTTGCTGCCTCAAGCTTTAATGCAAAAGGTGATTTGCTTTCAGCATCAGCAAACGATACTTTATCTGTTGTAACTGTTGGAGCTAATGGAACAATTTTAACTGCAAATAGCGCAACTGCTTCTGGATTATCATGGGCTACTCCAGAAGTTGATCTTACAAATAGTGTAACATTGACTAATAAAACTTTAACATCACCTTTGATTAATTTAGGAATTAACGCTAACACAGCAACAACTTATACTTTTGTTTTATCCGATAACGGCAAGTTAGTGACTTCAAACAACGCCTCAGCGCAGACACTTTCAATTCCAACAAATGCAAGCGTTGCTTTCCCTATTGGAACTCAGATAAATGTTGCTTGGATTACTGGCGCAGGTCAGCCAACAATTCAGGCAGTAACTTCAGGCACAACCACAGTTCTTTCAACAGCTTCTACTTCAATAGCACCTAAATTAAGAGTAGTTAACTCAGTTGCTACTTGCGTCAAAATTGCAACCGATACTTGGTTAGTGACAGGTGACCTTGCCTAATGCCAATACTAGGAGTTTTAGCTTCTTCTGGTAGAAGTACACCCGCTGCTCCTACTATTGGAACAGTGACGGTTACAAATGCAACAACTGTTTCAATTCCTTTTACAGCAGGTAGTAGTGGTTTACCTATCACTTCTTATGTAGCTGTGTCTTCGCCTTCAATTGCTTTAAGTGTTTCTGGAACTACATCTCCATTAACTGTAACTGGCGCTTTTGCTTCTAACACTTCCTACACATTCCAGATTGCAGCAGTTAATGCATCTGGAACAGGTGCTTATTCATCTGTTTCTAACTCAATTACTCCTGCCCCTGTAGTGGCTCCATCAAGCATTGACTATGTTCTTGTTGCTGGTGGTGCTGGTGCTCTTTGGACTTCTAGCAATGGTTCTGGCGGCGGCGGTGGTGGTGGTGTAATTCAGTCATCTTCAGCAATTAGCGCTGGAACTACCTACACAATAACAATTGGTGGCGGTGGAGTTAATGCAAGCGGAACCCCTTCAGCTATTAGCGGAATTACATCCGTTAATGAAGGTGGTCTTGGTGGTTACAACCTTGTAAACGCAGCAGCAGGTGGTTCAGGCGGTGGTGGTCGTAACGGTAGCCCAGGTGGTGCAGGAAGCGCTGGACAAGGTTTTGCTGGTGGTTACGGTGGCATTGGTGGATTTGCAGGACAAAGCGGTGGTGGTGGCGGGGCTGGCGCTGCAGGTGGCGATGCACCTGCTGGTAATCGTAACGGTGGAGCTGGTGGTTCAGGCAAGAGTACTTGGGCTGGAACATTTGGTGGTGGCGGTGGCGGATCATCTGACGTAGGAATTGTTGGCGTAGGTGGCGCAGCAGGTTCTGGTGGCGGTGGAGCAGGTGGGCAATATGCTCAATCTGGTTACTACGGAACTGCTGGCACTGTAAATACAGGTGGTGGTTCTGGTTCACCCCCACCTAGCGGTGGTGGTGGTTCAGGTATTTGCGTAATCCGTTATCCAAATACTTTTGCCAATGCTGTATCAACTACTGGCTCACCTAGTTTTTCAAACTCAGGTGGATACAAAATTTATACTTGGACTGGATCAGGATCGGTGACTTTCTAATGGCACATTTTGCAGAAATAAATGAAAATGGTTTAGTGCTTCGTGTTTTAGTAGTAGATAACTCACTAGAAAACGAAGGTGCTGAATTTCTAGCCAACACACTTGGCCTTGGCGGTACTTGGATTCAAACAAGTTATAATAACAATTTTAGAGGTAAATTTGCTGGTATTGGAGATACATACGATTATGTCAATGATGTATTCGTATTACCTAAAATAAAAGAGTAATAAATAGTAAAAATACCCCCCAGGATTTTTCCAAGGGGGTATTTTATTTTACAAATTAATTAGGAAACTTTTTCATCCAAGCCTTAGTCTTTGGCGTAATACCTTTCCAAGAAGACCAATCATTTCCCCCGTTGGACATATAGTATGCAATCTCCGCATTTTTTACGGGATTGAATAACTCAGCATTTGTATCTAGATCAAACTTATCTCTACGATCAGGACCTAGATTATCGATCATGTTAATTTGAAACATCCCATAAGAGGAGTCTCCAGTCTTATGATTGCCATTGTATGCCAATGGACGACCATTAGATTCTTTTTTAGCAATAGCCCAAGCTACTACTAAATCCTTACCCTCAAACCCTACAAGAGAAAGGAGTTGCTTTAGTTCTTTATCTGTTAAGTGTGTTCTGTTTTCAAATTTATCTAACATTTTTGCCTTAGAAACAACAAATGCCTCCTTGTCGGAGGCAGGAGCTTCTACAGACTTATTTATTAGTAAATTATTTTCGGTACTTGATGCATTAGCAGAATTACTAAAAGGTGCAATAACACCAACTAATGCTAGGATTCCAATCCAAGCTTGCTTGTCTCTTCTCATAATAATAACCTCCTAGAGAACAAATGCTACCTGTTGGTAGCATGTATTAAGTATAACATAAAATTGACCTCAAAAGCAAATTTTAGGTAACATTTTTATAACTTTTCAATAACTTTCTTAGGAAGTGGTATAATAATAAGATTATGGCTGAGACTACAATTTATGATCTTCCTTACCCTGTTTTAAGCGACCCAGTTGATATTGTGGGAGATATTCAGTCTTTGGCTGAGCGTATTGAAGTGGTTATTACTGAGTTTGCGGCTGAGTCAAACGTAACAATTGAAGTAACAAATGTTAGTGGTGTTTCTATTGCCATAGGTGATCCTGTTTATGTTTCTGGATTTAATAGTACCAGCGGAAAACCAGAAGTAACTAAACTAACTAACACAATGAATTATCCTTTATTAGGTTTGGCTAAATCAACTTTTGCTACAGCAACTGATGGTGTTATTGTTATTTCTGGTATTTTTACTAATGTTGCCACCTCTTCTTATTCCGCTGGAAATATTCTATACACTGGAACTTCTGGGGGACTAACAGCAACTCAGCCAGCTACTGGAGGAACAGCAGTAGGAGTCGTAGCAAAATCACACGCAACTACTGGTGTTATAATTGTTGGTAAACCAACAGGTAATGGAACTTGGGCAGCATTGAAAGCAGGGTTAGCATAATGGTAAATTATAGAAATAAAGATGAAAGTAGCTTAACTTCAGTAAAAGCACCAACAACATATAATGTTGGAAACAAACCTCCATTAGTTAATTGGACAATTGTTACTGGAGATAGTGCAGCATTTAGAATTTATGTACAAGATGATTTAGGTGATGCAATTGATATTGCAGACTGGACAATTAAATCACAGTTTAGAAGATACTCTGATAACGTAGGAGATGATCTTCTTTTTACATTAACTCCTACCGCAATGGGCTTAGATGATGACGGAGAGTTTACAGTATTCTTAACACCAGCTCAATCAAAACAACTATTAACTGGAGATGTTTTTGATGTACAGTTATCTGATGCTACCAGAGTTTGGACGGTATGCCAAGGAGAAATGACTATGATTGGCGAAGTTACAGATCAAGAGTCATAACAAATGGCTAAAGCAACTATTTCCGATCTTAAACCATTATCCAAATTAGAAGATATAAAACCTTATAAACAAAAACTATCTAACAAGTCAACTGGAACACTTAAAAAAGTTTCTAATATTTCTTCTAAGTCTTCTATTGTATTAGACATTAAACCAAAATCTTCAAATATTAAAACAGTAGATTATCCCAAAAAAGTAAAACCAGAAGACATTCTTCCATTTAAAATAAAGATTACAAACCTAGGAATAGATGGGGTAAACCCATTAGCTCCACCTGGAATTGGTGTTCAAATTATTGGTTTTTCTAACTATATTATCTAATATAACTATGATATAATCAGCATATGGCTAAAATATCAATCGCAAGCGTAAAAGCTTTATTCCAAACTGGTGATCGTCCAAGTCAAACAAATTACGAAGACTTGATTGACAGTTCTTCTGCTCGTTCTACTGACCTTGGTTCAGATGGCAACAATGAGTCTACAATTAATGGTATTGAAAATACTACAATCTTTGATAACTTTTTAGCAAGCGAGTGGAGATCAGTAAAATACATGGTCTCAATTAAAAAGACTTCTGGTGGTGCAAATAAATATTGGGCCACAGAATTAACCATAGTCCCTGATGCTACAGATGTAAACGTCAGCGAGTATGGGACAGTAGATAATGATGGGAATATTGGCACCATCTCCGTATCTAGAGCAGGAGATACAGTTTCACTTTCTGTAGTACCTGTGGGTGGACTAACCCCTATAACCTTACGCTATTTGCGTATTGGGTTAAAGGCCTAACTAAGGAGATAAAATGGCAACAGTAAATAAAGATTTTAGAGTAAAAGCGGGACTGGTAGTTGAGGGATCAACTGCGACCGTTAATGGAAAGAATATTATCACAGCAGGCGTCGTTGATGCTAAGGGTGATTTAATTGTTGGTAGTGCAGATGATGCAGTTGCCCGTTTAGGCGTTGGCACAAACGGTCAAGTACTTACAGCAGCATCAGGTGCAACATATGGTGTTGAGTGGGCAGCCCCAGCAGCAGTTGGTGTCTTTGCTTCTTCAATTACATTTGAAGGAACAACAGCAGATGATTACGAAACAACTCTTGCAGTAACAGACCCAACAGCAGACCGCACAATCACATTCCCAGATGCAACTGGTACAGTAGCACTTACTTCAGATGTTACAACACACGCAGGACTTACAGAAGCTCATGGAGCAACTGGTGCGGTAGTTGGAACAACTAATACACAGACACTTACCAACAAGACACTAACATCACCAAAGGTAAATGAAGATGTTGTTATGTCAGCAACTTCTACAGAACTTAACATTCTTGATGGTGCAACACTTTCAACTACAGAGCTTAACTATGTAGATGGCGTAACATCATCAATTCAAACTCAACTTGGAACTAAGGCTGCTTCTTCAGACCTTACAACTCACACAGGAGCAACAGAGGCACACGGCGCAACTGGCGCAGTAGTTGGAACAACAAATACTCAGACTCTTACAAATAAGACTCTTACAAGCCCAACACTTACAACACCAGCACTTGGTGTGGCTACTGCTACATCTATCAATGGAACAACCATTCCAGAGACAAAGACACTTGTTGTAACAACAGATAAGTTAAACGTACTTGCAGCAACATCTTCTTCAGAACTTGCTGGAATCATCTCTGATGAAACTGGTACTGGAGCACTTGTTTTTGCTAATACCCCAACACTTGTAACACCAAACATTGGTGCAGCAACTGGTACATCTTTGGTTCTTTCAGGGGACCTAACAGTTAATGGTACAACAACTACAATTAACTCAACAGAAATCACAATTGATGATAAGAACCTTACACTTGGCTCAGTAGCATCTCCAACAGATGCTGGTGCAGATGGTGGTGGTCTTACTCTTAAGGGTGCTACAGACAAGACCTTCTCATGGGTAGATGCAACTGATGCATGGACCTCATCTGAACACATTAACCTTGCTTCTGGCAAGGCATTCTACCTAAACGGTACACTAGAAACAGCTGCAGCACAAACTCTTACAAATAAGACAATCAGTGGAGCAGACAATACACTTACAGTACGAATTGCAAATGATGTTTCTGGTCTTGGAACTGGCATAGCCACATTCCTTGGAACACCATCATCTGCAAACCTTGCTGCAGCGTTAACTGATGAAGCAGGTTCTGGAACAGTAGCATTTACTACTAGCCCAACTTTTGTTACACCAACTCTTGGTGCAGCAGCAGCAACAAGCATTGCTCTACCAGATGCCCTTGTAGGATCTGCAACAGCAACTGCTGGAACTTCGGCAACAACTATTGATACATTCTCAGCAACAACATATACAGCTGCCAAATATATCGTACAAATGAAAAAGGGTACTGATATTGAAGTAATTGAAATGCTTGTAGCAGTAGATGGATCAAATAACGTTTACGTAACAGAGTACGCTGATGTAATCAGCAATGCTCAACTAGGAACAACAGATGCTGTTTATGACAACGGAAATGTTCTTCTTCAAGTTACTGGAGCAGCAGCTGATACTGTTGTTAAGGTAAGCAAGACCTACATCGAAGCATAATTAGGAAAAGAGGCTAGAAGTGGCAACTGTCAATAAAGACTTTAAGGTAAAGAATGGGTTAGATGTAGCCCAGGGCGGTACTTTCGGGGGAACTGTAACAGTTGCCACTCCTACTCTTAATACACATGCAGTAACAAAACTTTATGTAGATAACTTAATAGGAGCAGCAGTTCCAATTGTTCCTACTGAGTCAACTGCACCAGTTTCTCCAGTAGACGGACAATTATGGTTTGATACAGTATCACAACATTTGTCTATTTACTCTACAGATGCTGCTGACTGGATTATGATTGCTACATTTTCAGATACCGCTGATCTTAGACAACACATTCATGATACTGCAATTGATGGAACTGGACTAATTGTTTCAATATTCCAAGATGCAGGGTTCTATGATTCAATCTTTACATCTACAGAAATTGCTGGGTTTTATGATTCAGAATACTGGAATAATAGCTACGACGGCGGAAGTCCATTAGATAATTTTAGTTAATTATCTGATATAATAGTAAAAGGTCTGGGAGGACATAAATATGGCAACAAGAATGCAACAGCGTAGAGGTACAGCAGCACAGTGGATCTCTACTAACAGTGGCAACGGTCCTATCCTAAACGCAGGAGAAATCGGGTACGAAACCGATACAAACAAATTTAAAATTGGTGACGGTACAAATCACTGGCTAAACCTTGACTACTTTATCGATGCTAACTCAACAGCAAATCCATCTTTTGGTTCAAGCATTACATTTGAAGGTGCAACATCAGATGCATATGAAACTACTCTTGCAGTAACTGATCCTACTGCTGATCGCACTATTACACTTCCAAATGCCACAGGAACAGTTGTTCTTGCTGACGGTAGCGGTAACGTAACAGTATCAGGAGACTTAACAGTAAGTGGTACTACTACAACTGTTAACAGCACAATCCTTGAAGTTCAGAATGAGATTAAATTTGAAGGTACTACAGCAAATGATTTTGAAACCAGCCTTAAGGTTACAGATCCAACAGCAGATAGAATTATTACATTTCCAGATGCTACTGGAACAGTTGTTTTATCTGATAACACTCAAACTATTACTAATAAAACTTTAACTTCTCCAAAAATTAATGAAGATGTGGTTCTTTTAGCAACTGCTACAGAGCTAAATGTTCTTGATGGAATCACAGCATCTACTTCAGAATTAAATATTCTTGATGGAGTAGTTGCTTCTGCTGCACAGTTAAATATTCTTAATGGAGTTACAGCAACTACTGCAGAATTAAATATTCTTTCTGGTGCATCGCTATCAACACAAGAACTTAATTATGTAGACGGAGTTACTTCAGCAATTCAAACACAATTAAATAATAAGCAAGCAATTGTTACTGATGTTTCAGACACAGAAATTGGATATCTCAATGGCGTTACCTCAGCTATTCAAACACAACTAAATGGCAAGCAAGCAACTGTTCTTAATGTATCAGATGTTGAAATTGGATACTTAGATGGTGTTACTTCTGCTATTCAAACACAAATGGATGCTAAAGCACCATTAGCCTCACCCACCTTTACAGGCACTGTAACATTGCCTTCTGGTACTGTAACAAGCACAATGATTCTTGATGGCACAATTGCAAATGCAGACATTAATGCAGCAGCAGCAATTGACTGGACAAAGATTGCCCCATCATCAACAGTCTCTGCTACCGAACTTGGTTACCTAGATGGTGTAACATCAGCTATTCAAACTCAATTAGATGCAAAAGCACCACTCTCAGCACCTACTTTTACTGGAACAGTTACATCAACAAATGACGTTGTTGTTAACGGAAACTTAACAGTTAACGGTACAACATTTAGCGCATCTTCAACATCTATTACAATCGAAGATAACCTTGTACAGCTTGCTCACTTAAATGCAGCAAATACAGTAGATCTTGGTATTGTAGTTGGTTACACAGACGGTACTGCAAAACACGCAGGTTTTGTGAGAGATGTATCAGATGCTAAGTGGAAGTTGTTTAAGGATGTAGCAACAGAGCCATCAACAACAGTAGCATTTGGCGAAGGTTCACTTGATGCACTTGCAGTAGGCGCTCTTGAAGCAACAACAGTTACACCTTCATCTGGTGTAGTATTTTCAGACGGTACACAGACAAAAGAAGGAACTCCTTCTCGTACACCAATTATTCAAAAGACAGATTCTTACACACTATCAGCATTAACTGAAAGAGATTCATTAATTGAGGTTGCAAAAGCAACTGCAACAACAATTACAATTCCACTAAACTCAGCAGTAGCCTTCCCAGTTGGAACCTCAATTGATATTCTTCAAACCTCAACAGGTCAAGTAACAATTGCTGGAGATGCTGGAGTAACAGTAAACTCAACACCAGGATTAAAATTAAGAACACAATGGTCAACTGCAACTCTTTTTAAAAGAGCAACAAACACTTGGGTTGTTTACGGCGATCTAACAGCTTAACAAGGGGATAAAGCAAATGGCTAAAAAGACTGGAAAACGTTCGTCAGCCTCTAATGACTTTTTAGAGCCATTAAATGTAACAAGCCTAACAGCCTCAGACGTTGGCACATCTCGTCCTTATTTGGCAACAGCAAATACTACCTCAACAGCCTCAGCAGCAGGCACAGGAGCCGCTGCAAGCCTTGCATGGACCCTTCCAGCATTATCTCCAGCAGCAACATCTTATACTATTACAACAACCCCAAGTACATATACCGTAACAACAGGCAGCGCAACTGCTTCTTATACTTTTGAAGGACTTGCTTCAAATACAGCGTATACATTTTTAGTTAGAGCATCTAATGCTGCAGGGACTGCAACAGGCACAACTTCAAGTTCTGTTACAGTAACAACAGTTCCAGCCACAATGTCTGCACCAACTCCAACTGCTGGAGCAAATCAAAACTCTATTGCTTTCTCAGCACCAGCTACTGGTGGAAAAGCAATTAGTTCATATACTGTAAATGGTTCCGATGGTACATCAGGCACTGGAGCTACTTCTCCAATTATTATTGCTGATACTGCAGGAACATCACAGACTTATACAGTTCGAGCAACTAATGCTAATGGTGCATCTATTGCTTCTGCTGCATCTGGCTCAATTACTACATTATCTCCTTTCTTTCCACCTTTCTTTCCACCGTTCTTTCCATTCTTTCCATACTTTTGCGTAGTAGCAAGCAACGATCAAGATAGATTTTATTACACTTTAACATATCCAATTGCTCAGTGCGGTTTTACAACCTATCAGCAAAATACTCAAAGGTGGGGGTGGCTTAATAATTGTGGTCAATTTAGTGGAAAATGTTATGGACAATAGGATTTTTGTATACTCTAAAGGGAGAATAAAAGCAAATGGCTAAAAAGACTGGAAAACGTTCGTCAGCCTCTAATGACTTTTTAGAGCCATTAAATGTAACAAGTTTAACTGCTAGCGATGTTGCTACGTCTCGTCCTTATTTGGCAACAGCAAATACCACCTCAACAGCTTCTGCAGCAGGCACAGGAGCCGCTGCAAGCCTTGCATGGACCCTTCCAGCTTTGTCTCCAGCAGCAACATCTTATACTATTACAAGTACACCATCTACTTATACTGTTACAACAGGTAGCGCAACCGCTTCATATACTTTTGAAGGGCTTGCCTCAAATACAGCATACACATTTTTAGTTAGAGCGTCTAACGCTTCAGGGACTGCAACAGGAACAACATCTTCTTCAGTTACTGTAACAACAGTTCCTGCAACTATGTCTGCCCCAACTGCAACAGCTGGTGTAAATCAAAACTCTATTGCTTTCTCAGCACCAGCTACTGGTGGAAAAGCAATTAGCTCTTACACAGTAACTGGCAGCGACGCTACAACTGGTACAGGTGCTACTTCTCCAATTACTATTGCTGATACCGCAGGCACTTCTCAGACTTATACAATTACCGCAACAAACGCTAACGGCACAAGCATTGCTTCTGCTGCATCTGGATCTATTACTACGTTATCCCCATTCTTTCCACCATTTTTCCCACCCTTTTTCCCATTCTTCCCATACTTTGTAGCACAAACTTGGTATTGTGGAAGCTGGAACAGCTCGGTAGGTTGCCTTGCTAATTCAGTTTTATCATATAATGGAACATTTTGTAATTGGAATACCTCAACTAGATTTTGCAGAATGAGTCCAGCCTATTCGGGGGGATGTCCTAGCCCCTATTGTTGCACTACAGGTTCTGGCTTTAGCGGTGCAACATATACCCAATCAAGCAATGTTCCTTGCATGAGTAATGGCGATGGATTATATTACTGGCCTTAAAATTAAATAAGCTTATGATATAATTAAAATAAAGAAAAGGATTTAATTATGAAAAGCGCATGGGAAAGATATAAAGAAAAAAATGGAGTTACCCCTTTAGATGTGTTTAATCCAAACATAGGAAGAGCCTCTGAAGAATTATCTAATGAAAGATTAACTATATGTCAAGGTTGTCCAAAATATATTAAGCTTACTTCACAATGTAAAGAATGTGGATGCTTTATGAAATTAAAGGCAACTTATGAAGCAGCTAAATGCCCTATTGATAAGTGGTAACACTCACTATATTTTGTTTTAAATAACCTTTTTATGATATAATAAAATATAGCGTTTAAAGATGGGGATATTATAAATATGTATAATGAAAATGAAAATACTTGGTTTACTAAAGATAGATCTGAAACAGTTTCAACAAGAATTAAAAGATTAATGCCCCAAAGTAATATTTCAATTAGTAATCCAGGACTAGGATTAAACATTTATCATAATGTTTTTTCTAAAGATGATTCACAAAGATATATTGATACACTTGAGTACAACTTGTCTGGCAATAGTAAATATAAATGGTCTGAAGCACAAGTAACAAACTCTGATGTTCCAATTAAAAAAGCAAGAGATGCTGTAGATTTTAAATACAAGCAAGAAAATCTTGGACCAAGAGATAAAAGTAATGGCGAGCTAATTGATCTCCATGAAGAGATATATCAAAAATTAAAAATGTGTGTAGATGATTATGCACATTACTGGGGCATAGATGTTACATATTATGAAGCATTTAATTTTGTTAAGTATGAAGGTGAAGGAACTCATTTCAATATTCATGCAGATCATGGCCCTTCTTATAACTGTACAGTTTCTGCAGTAATATATATTAATGATGATTATGAAGGAGGAGAAATTAAATTTCCAAGATTAGATAATTTTGTTTATACTCCAAAAGTTGGTGATATAGCTATTTTTCCTTCAAACTATATTTATGAACACGCCTCTTTGCCAATGAAAACAGGAACAAAATATTGCGTTGTTGTTATGACGGATATAAATCTTTTAGGCCACACAAGAAATTAAAATAGGAGATTATATGAATACAGAAAATAAAATATTAGAGCCTTGGAGTAGTTATGAAGAAATTGCTCCAGGAATATTTGTTTATCATGATGTTTTGCCAACAGATCTAGATATTATTAATAGACTAGAAAATGTACTAAAACCTCTTGGATCTGAGGGGTATGCTTGGCAGCCAGCTTATGTAGGATATAAACAACTAATGCCAGAATATAGAGACTGTGTTGATTTTAAATTTAAAAAAACAGATATTGAAAATGATAAATCAGAAAGCTCTATTAAACTTCAGAGTATTTGGCAAGATTGCTATGACAGACAAAAGTTAGCAGTAGAAGACTATTGTAGAAGATTTAATATTTATAATTTAAAGTACTGGGAAGCATTTAATTTTATTAAGTATGAGGCAGGACATCACTTTATGGAGCACCATGATCATGGGTTCTCATATAATTGTACTGTTTCTTTAGTTGCCTATATTAATGATAATTTTGAAGGCGGAGAGTTATTTTTTAGGCTGCAAGGAATTACCTATACTCCAAAAGCTGGAGATGTTGTATTATTCCCATCTAATTTTATGTATCCTCATAAAGCAAAAGTGGTTCATTCTGGGACTAAGTATTCATTAGTAACAATGCTTGACTATAGCAGTAAATTCCATACCCCAGAAATGTATCAAGAAACTGGGTCATAATGTCAATAATTACTTGTTATAAGAAAACGCCTTTAGCATTTACAATAAGCCCTATGTCTATTAAAAGAGATTGGATGGATGAAACTCCACAAGGCCATGCCTATAGGTGTCATCCAGTAACTTCTGCTAATGTTGTTGGTTGGAGTATATCATGCCCAGTAGATATAAATTTTATTTGGAACGGTATCAACGATACAAGCAGTAATAATGTAACAATTTTAGAAGGCAATAATTATGCATACACTGGAAGAGGACAATCTACCGTTAGTTTTAATACGGGTTTTATTTTAAGAACAAATGAAACAACAAGCGTCATTGCCATAAATCCTCAAAATTATTTTAATACAGATATAGAAGTTGTTTCTTCTTTAATATCAACATCTTTTTTAAATACAGACTTTCCATTAGCAATTAAATGTAAAACTCCAAACAAAGAAATTACTATTAAAGCAGGAACTCCATTAGCAACAATAATTCCTATATCATTAACTTCTTTACAAGATGAATCAATTGAAATAGTTGATTTTATTTATACGCAAGAATATGGAGAATCATTAACGGCATATGGTACTGCAGCACAAGAAATTAATAAATCTGGTGAATGGACCGATTGGTATAGAAATGCTGTAAATGAAAAAGGTGAGTCAGTTGGATCACACGAGGTTAAAAATTTAAAACTTAGTGTCATTGATAATACAAGGAGCATGAATGAAAATAATTGAATTTATAGCTAATAAAAATTGGCTTACAAAAGATAGTGAATTAAAACCTTTATCAACATCAAAATTAATTCCTAGATGGTATAGCGAAGCTGATAGATTTTTTAAGATGGGAAATGGTGAGTATCATGAGACTCCAGGTTTTGGAAAAACTCCTACCTGGAAAGCCTGTCCTTCGGTACTTGATATTTTAACTACTGGGTATAGTTTGGTAACTCCATGCGATGTAGAATTTTTTATAACTGAAGATGGAACTATTGATGCAAGAGTTGAAGATAAAGCATATTTAAATTTTGTTACAACTAGGCCTCCAATGCAAGACTTTCACAACCCTGAAGGATACCAAAAAACTCACTTTGCTTGGTGGCCTGAGTGGGGAGTTAAAGTTCCAGATGGATATAGTGTTTTGTATGTATCTCCATTCAATCGTTATGATTTGCCATTTATGACAGTTTCTGGAATTGTTGATAACGATAAAGTTAACCTTCCTGGATTAATGCCATTTTTTATACAAAAAGATTGGACTGGAATTATCCCAGCAGGAACTCCGTATGCTCAGCTTTTGCCATTTTTAAGGGAAGACTGGAAATCTGAAATTAGTATTCCCACAGAAATAGAAATAACTCATAACAATATAGAAAATAGTAAAAAATATCGTATCCCAGATGGAGGAGTCTATCGAAAAAAAGTTTGGACTAGAAGGTCATACGAATAGAAAATGGTATAATAAAAATATGGAACAAAATAATCAATCATATACAGTAGTAAAAAGACTACCTTCTATAACTCCGTCTGGCTGGTTTGGAGATAGCAAAGATATGATTGTTGAGCTAGAAAACTTTATGACTAAAGAAGAGATAGAGTTTTTAGAAAAGTCTGCTAAATCTTTAACAATTTGGGACATAACTCAAAGCCATACAAATGAAAATGGAACTGTTACTTATGACTCAGATTACTGGAAAGATAGAGTGGCAACTCAACCAACTTTAGACAAAAATGATCCCAATATCTCACCAGTCATTGCTGGACTATTTCAAAGGCTAAGACCAATAATTGAAGAATTTTATAAAGTAGAAGTTATCCCTACTGGAACCACTATTGTTAAATGGCTTCCAGGACAATTTCAAAATCCTCATGCAGACAAAGAGCTTCACGAAGGACCAGATGCTGGAACTCCAAATGATTTTCCTAACTATGATCTTTCTAGTTTGTTTTATTTAAATGACGACTACGAAGGTGGAGAGTTATACTTCCCACTACAAGGTATACAGTTTAAACCTAAAAAGGGTGCTGCTTATTTTTTCCCAGGAGATAAAAATTATATTCATGGAGTAACTGAGATTAAAAGTGGTTTAAGATTTACTTGCCCATTTTTTTGGGAGATTACAAAACACACAGGAGATAGGCAACCATAATGAATTTAAACAATAAAGATAGAATAACAAAAGACATAGTAGTTTATAAAAATTTTATAAGCAGAGAAGATTGCAAAAAAATGATTCAAGCTTTAGATGCTCAGGCAAATAATGGTGTAATTTCTTGGATGCCTATTTCATTTTATGAATCATATTCTTCAGTATTGCCACAAAATAATGATAAAGAATTATTGGAGGTTGGGCTATCTCCAACTATTTTTTCAGACATTGAAAAAATAATGCCAGAGGCAATTGCTTCAGTCCACAACCTTGATTCAAAAATAATCTCTAAGATTGGATATCACACCCAAAAGTGGGAGCCTGGCGCATACGCAAGAATACATTCTGACAATACAGACTCTGAAGGAAAATCAGGCGCATTTACAAGAAGCCGCTATGCAGGTTTTTTATATCTTAATGATGATTTTGAAGGAGGGCTGCTTAAATTTCCAAGTCAAAACATAGAGATTAAACCAGAAGTTGGAATGCTTGCCGTTTTTGACGGGGGATTTAATAACATGCACGAAGTATCCCTAATAGAAAGTGGAGTAAGATACACTATTGGATCTTTCTGGGACGATAGAGAAGAGTCTGACTATCCACAGGAATTAAGAGATGCTTGGGCAGAAGAAATGAAAGCAACAAGAGCACAGCAAGAAATTGAAAGAGCTGAATGGCAAGAACTTTTAAAACAAGGTTGGAAACTAGATGCTGATGGAAATAAGTATAAAGTAGAGGATCTAGATAATAATGCCTAATTTCTTAAAAGACATATTAGAAAAAAATAACTTTCAGGTTGAAGAAATTAATGGTGAAGCTTTGATAGTTAAAGACTTCTTATCTAAAGAAGAGTTAGATAAAATTTTTGACGTTATCAAATCAACTCCAAACGAAGAGTGGTTTATAGAATATAACGCTAACTTAAAAAACTTTTGTATGCAAAAATTTGGTAGAGATGATGTTGAAAACTTAGTTGCTGAAGGAAAATTTGAAATAACTAAAAACTGGCAAGACAAAAATTTAAATATAGGAAAATATCCATTTCAAAGAGCATTATTTAATAGGTTAAATGATTTAGTTGAAAAGGTAGATAACTCATTAGAGGTAAGTGGTTTTGCTACTATTCAAAGAATGCAAGAAGGCGTTGAGCTAAAGGCGCATACAGACCAGCATACCGATCCTTCTATTAAGTATGCTGCCATTTTGTATTTAAATGATGACTATGTTGATGGAGAATTGTTTTTTGCAAACAGTGGACTAGAACTAAAACCTAAGCCTGGGTCATTAGTTCTTTTTCCAGGAAATGACGAGTATAATCATGGCGTAAGGCACGTAGGTGCAGGACCCATAAGATACGTGCTTGTTAGTTTTATTAAGGAAAAGGGATTTTATGAGAAGAATAGATACTAAGGGAGAAACAAATGAATAAAGAAATTTTACATGAAAAAGTTTACTACTATAAAAATGGTGTTAAAAACTTTCAAGAGTTGATGAAAACCATTGATGAGTTAGACAAAATAGAAAATCCACAGCCTTGGGAAAACTGGACTGCATCTAATGACAAAAACTTTATTTATGGAAAAACAATGTCATTTGATAAGAATCAAATAAACGCAATGGAAGAGCCACATAGATCTAAGATGATTTTTATATTTGACACAATTATGGAATCTTTTTATGATGTTTCTAAAGACTTTGCTATTTCTATTGGCGATACTGATGAACCAAGACTATTTCCAGTATTTAACATTAAAAAATACAAAGCTGGAATTGGAATGGGTGCCCATTTTGATCAGCTAGATGGAGATCAGACTCTAAGATATTCTTTGGTAATGTACCTAAACGATGATTTTGATGGTGGAGAAATATCATTTAAGCTTTCAGAATATAAGAATATAGGAGAGTTCCCATCTCCAGATCTTGACTATGATGTTGCTGTTGCAAAGAATGAAATTGATTTTGGACTAAAGCCTAAAGCTGGAAGCATTATTATATTTCCTTCTTCAGCACCATATCATCACACTGCTCATATTGTAAAAACGGGATTTAAATACATGGTTCCAAGTCACTGGATACATAACAACATGGAACTTAATCGCAGTCAGAGCATGTAGTTGAAAACAGCTATAGTAACTGGAGCAAGTAAGGGTGTTGGGTTAGCAACAGTTAAACGTTTGTCTGAAAATGGATATAAAGTTATTGCTGTTTCAAGAAACCTTTCAAAAGTATCCGAACTAATATCTGATAATGTTGAGGTATATAGCCTAGACATTACAGACTCTAAAGCAATAGAGATATTCTTTGAAAAATACAAAGATATTACCCTAGATCTTTTGGTTAATAATGCTGGAGGAGGATCAGGTCCAACTTACATTATTAATGAGACTCCAGAAAACTTTAGAAAAGCCTACGACATAAACGTTACTGGCCCCATGTATTTATCTCAACTATTTGTACCATGTATGGAAAAATCAGAATCTCCAACCATTATCTTTGTTACATCTTTTGGTGGTAAAGTACCATATCGTGGTGGAGGAAATTATACAAATGCTAAAAGAGGTGAGCGTGGTTTGATTGATACAATGAGACTTGAGTTCCCTCAATTTGGAATCAAGATTACAGAAATCTGTCCAGCAACTATTGATACCCAAGAACAAAAACGGGATCAAGCATTAACCGCAGAAGATTTGGCAGAAGCTATTTACTGGGTAGGATCATTACCAAGTCATGTTAATATAAATGAAATTGAAATTTGTCATATTAACAGCAGCAAATATAACTAGTTGTTTTATTTATAACACTTTCGTTATATAAAAGTACTAACTATAAACAATAACTTTATAGATTAAATCTGAGCGTGGAATTGTTTTTAATTCTATGCTATACTTAGGACTACTTCCGATTCTACGAAGTACTCAACCAATATTAGAAAGGTGGCATACTTAAATGTCAGATGTTTTTTCGTTTCGCTTATCAGAGGATTTTGTAAATAAATATAGTAATACTCCAGCACCGTTTGGATTTTCAGATGCGGGTAGCAACTCTTTAGGAGAAATTACTTTTATCAGAACATATTCTCGTGTTAAAGAAGATGGAACAAAAGAACGTTGGCACGAAGTATGTCGCCGTGTAATTGAGGGTATGTACTCAGTTCAAAAGAATCATGCTAAAGATAATAGACTACCTTGGAATGATAATAAGTCACAGAAGTCAGCACAAGAAGCTTTCCAAAGAATGTTTGAATTAAAATGGACACCTCCAGGCAGAGGTCTTTGGGCTTTTGGAACTCCAATGACTATGGAGAAAAGAAACTCAGCCTCACTGCAAAATTGTGCGATGGTTTCTACCCGTGATATTGATCGTAATGATCCAGGTGCCCTTTTTGCTTGGGTAATGGATGCCTTAATGTTAGGAATTGGAGTAGGGTTTGACACCTTGGGACAAGACAAGCAAATGCCTATCTATGCCCCTACAGAGCCAGTTTCTACCTATGAAATTCCAGATACTCGTGAAGGATGGGTTGAGTCTGTTCGTCTTTTAATTAATTCATTTTTACGTCAAAATCAATCTATTCAAGAATTTAACTATGACCTTATTCGTCCTCTAGGATCAGCCATTAAAGGCTTTGGTGGGGTTGCTAGCGGTCCAGAACCATTAATTCAACTACACATACGCATACGTAATGTCATTGGCTCTAGAGCAGGAGAAGTGCTAGATAGTCGTGCAATTGTTGATATTGTTAATCTTATTGGAACCTGTGTTGTTTCTGGAAATGTTAGACGTTCTGCTACCTTGGCTTTAGGAACACCAGAAGATAATGGTTTTATTAATTTAAAGAATCCAGAAGTATTTCCTGAAAGAAATTCATTTGATCCAGAAAAACCAGGCTGGGCATGGATGTCTAATAATTCTATTTCTGCTACTGTCGGCACTAAATATGAAGACTATGTTGATTTAATTGCCGATAATGGTGAGCCAGGATTTATTTGGTTAGATGTTGCAAGAGAATATGGTCGTCTTGCAGATGTACCAGACTATAAAGATTCCCGTATCATGGGATTCAATCCTTGTGCGGAGCAGCCATTGGAGTCATACGAACTTTGTACACTTGTAGAAGTGCACCTAAATCGTCATGAATCCAAGGAAGACTTCCTCAAGACATTGAAGTTTGCTTATCTTTATGGAAAGACTGTTACGCTTATGCCAACACATTGGCAGCAAACAAATGGTATCATGCAAAGAAATAGACGTATTGGAACATCTCTGACTGGAATTGCATCTTTTGCAGATACCTATGGATTACCAACAACTCGTGAATGGATGGATGAAGGGTATCAAAAGATTCGTCATTATGATCACAAATACTCAGAATGGCTATGCGTTAGAGAGTCTGTTCGTGTAACAACAGTTAAGCCATCAGGATCTGTATCGTTATTATCTGGAGCAACTCCAGGAGTTCACTGGGGTCCAGGTGGAGAGTTCTACCTAAGATCTATTCGTTTTGGTAACACAGACCCAATGCTTCATTTATTTAAAGCAGCGGGATATAAAATTGAAGACGATGTAGTATCAGCCAATACATCTGTAGTTTATTTCCCAGTAGCATCTGGTCATAAAAGATCAGAAAAAGAAGTTAGCCTATTTGAAAAGATTGGCTTAGCAGCAACTGCTCAGAAGTACTGGTCAGATAATGGCGTTTCTGTTACTCTTTCTTTTGATAAAGAAACAGAAAAGAAGTTTGTTGCACCAGCCCTAAATATGTACGAAGGACAGCTAAAGGCAGTTTCTTTCCTTCCAATGGGAAATAAAACTTACCCACAGCAACCGTATACAGAGATAACAAGAGAAGAATATAACTCTTATGTGGGTACAATTGGTAAGATTGACTGGTCTGCTATCTACGATGGAGTTGAAAATCTTGAGGCAGAAGGAGAGTCTTATTGCTCTACCGATGCCTGTGAGATTAAACTTTATTAACCCTTAGCCTGCTATAATAAGGGGTAGGAGATATATGTCTAACCCATCTAATTTATATGCAGAAAAAATTTACTCAGAGCACCCTCTGG